ACGCCAAGTCCATCACGATTACGGTGGACTACGTCACCTGGCAGGTATGTAGGAATCCTAACTTTCGAGTATTGATTGTATCCCAAACGCAGCAGTTAGCTGCCGACTTTCTCTACGCCATCAAGCAGCGCCTGACCCATCCAATGTATCAAGAGCTTCAGGCAGCTTATGCTGCTGGCGTAGGGTTTAATTCCAAGTCTGCTTCGTGGCAGGCAACCCGTGTCACCTTTGGTGATGAACTCCGTGAGTCATCTGAAAAGGACCCAAACATCGAAGCCGTTGGTATCGGTGGTCAGATCTACGGTAAGCGTGCCGATATGATTATTGTAGATGACGCGGTCACGCTAAAGAACGCCAATGAGTTTGAGAAGCAGATCCGCTGGTTGACTCAGGATGTCAGGTCCCGTCTTAACCCTACGGGTAAGTTAATTATTATCGGAACTCGTGTGGCTTCTGTGGATCTATACCGCGAGCTACGTTCTGAGGACCGCTACCCTGGTGGCCAAGTTCCTTGGAAGTATCTAGCGATGCCAGCCCTGCTTGAAGCAGATGAAGACCCCGACAAGTGGGTTACGTTATGGCCAGCATCCGATGCTCCATTTGATGGACAACTAGAATCTGATAAGAACGAAGACGGCCTCTATCCTCGCTGGTCTGGACGTAACCTTTACAACGAACGCCAAGCAATGGATGCAAGCACCTGGGCTTTAGTATATCAGCAGCAAGATGTTTCTGAAAACGCTGCCTTTGATCCCGTCTGTGTTAAAGGATCTATTGACGGTATGCGTAAGGCAGGCAACCTAGTTGCAGGTCACCCAGGCCATCCTAGAGACTTAAACGGCTTTACTTATATTTGCGGTCTTGATCCTGCAATGATTGGCGATACTGCAGCTATCTGCTACGCCATTGACCGATCAACGAGCAAGAGGTACATAGTAGATGCTATTAAAATTAGCCGCCCGTCTCCAGCCGATATCCGTAATCTTATTTTTGATTGGACATCCCTCTACTCTCCCTCAGAGTGGATCGTCGAAAAGAACGCCTTCCAATCCTTCCTAACCCAAGACGAAGGTATCCGTATGCACTTGGCTTCTCGCGGAGTCCAGTTCAAGGAACACCATACTGGTTCTAACAAGTGGGATGCCGGCTTCGGTGTGGCTTCTATGTCCACCCTCTTTGGTACTAAGCAGTTTGATGGTAAGCACCATCGAGATAACTTAATACATCTGCCAAGCGATCAGACCGAGAATATCAAGGCTTTGATCGAGCAGTTAATTACCTGGACTCCAACGACTAAGGGTAAGACCGATATGGTGATGGCTCTCTGGTTCTGTGAGATCCGAGCACGTGAGATGCTCAACTATGGCAAGTATGCCACCCACCATATGAAGAATCCATTCCTATCTCGCCAAGAGCTAGGCAAGCGAACAGTCATCAACTTAGAAGAAGCGTTCGCAGAACAAAACAAAATGAGAGTAATCTAAGGAGAATAGAAATGGCAAAAGAAGCAAAAAAGCCTGGAAGCCCAAAAGGTACTCCTGGTAAAGCAGCAGGACCAGCAAAGGCAAAGGCAACAAAGAAGGCAATGAAATTTCCTACAGGAGAACTTCCTAAGCGAATTTCACCCTGGGCTGCACAAATTGGAGCAGACTACGAGAATATGACCCCATCAAGAATGGCCAATATTGCTGGCTGGGATCGTGATATGGGACGTAAGATGATTGCAGCAGAGGTTATAAATAAAAAGAATAAGCAGTCACGCGCTGCTGGTACTGCTTACAAACCAGCACCTATGAGCGCCGCTGCTAAAAAGAAGGCTGCCGCTGCTGGTAAAACAACAGGAACAAAGACAAAGCCTAAGCCAGCATCACGAAAGCCTAAGGCTGGTTCAGGAGTAGCCTCTAAAGTTGTAAAGCGTGCAAAGACAACAGCACGCGAAGCACGCGATGTTGTTACCGCAGCTGGAACATTAGGAACAAGAGCTTTTACGGCTTCATACAAAAAAGATCCAGGCAATCCTATTAAGAACCTTGCTAGGCAAGTTAAAGAAACAGGCAAAGCAGCAGTAACTGGTAAGAAGGGTACAACTTCTGATCGTTTCGGTAGAGCTATACCTGGTCGCCCAGGATGGACAGATATGTCATACGGATACGAAAAAGGCAAGAAGCGTAAGTAGTTTTATCCCCCGTTATTAGGAGTTACATTGTTATCAGTCAAAGAAGTTGACGCGAAGTTATCGCGCCTACGCACACGCTCATCAGCGCGTGACCAGCGTATGCGTGATGTGCTTTCGGTACGTCAAGGAGATATCTCTAAGGTATTTCCTTCGATGTTTTCAGAGGACTATCCAAAGCCTCTCGTTGCTAACTTCATTGACGTAGCAGCACGTGACTTAGCAGAAGCAATGGCACCACTGCCATCCTTTAACTGCTCAGCAACCAATATGGTTTCTGATGCAGCACGTAAGGCCGCAGATACGCGTACCCGTATTGCTAACTTCTATGTCTCAAACTCTGACTTACAACTCCAGATGTATACAGCAGCCGATTGGTATAACACCTACGGTATGTGTGTTGGTATGGTTGAGATGGATTATGACGATAACAATCCTCGTGTCCGTATGCTCAACCCATTTGGTGTATACCCAGAACTAGATCGTTATGGCAGAACCCTGTCTCTTACTCAGGTTATTATTACAGATGCTGAAACACTTGCATCACAATATCCAGAGTTCTACGATCAGATCCTAGGTCGTAATCAGTATCAGCTATCCTCTCCTTATGTATCAATGGTTCGATATCACGACAAAGATCAAGACCTGCTATACCTTCCTGAGCGTAAGAACCTAGTTCTATCCTCAACGCCAAATATTCTTGGCAAGTGTATGGCACGTACCATTATGCGTTCCTCCTTAGATGGCGAAGCACGCGGTCAGTTTGATGATGTACTCTCAGTCCAACTGGCCCGTGCTCGCTTTGCTATCTTGCAGATCCAAGCAGCCGAGAAGTCTATCCAAGCACCTATTGCTATTCCACAGGATGTGCAAGAGTTGGCACTTGGACCAGATGCGATTATGCGTTCTGCTAATCCGCAAGGTATTCGTCGTGTACCACTAGAACTACCACCTGGAGTCTTTACAGAATCCGGAGTCCTTGAGCGTGAACTACGCCTTGGTGCTCGTTACCCAGAGTCACGTTCAGGTGATATCAGCGCATCAGTAGTTACTGGTCGTGGCGTACAGGCTCTACAAGCAGGCTTTGATACACAGATCAAGGCAGCACAGGCACAATTTGCTCGACTATTTACAGAACTTGTTTCTCTCTGCTTTGAATCAGATGAGAAAGTATTTGGCGGAATCCCTAAGACAATCAAGGGATCTGACGATGGAACACCTTATGTACTCAAGTATATCCCATCACGCGACATTAAGGGTGAATATGGCGTAGATGTACGCTATGGAATTATGTCTGGTATGGACCCTAACCGTGCCATCATTGCATTACTACAAATGCGTAGCGATAAACTCGTATCACGCGACTATGTACGCCGTGAGATCCCAATGGATCTTAACGTTACACAGGAGGAACAACGTGTTGACATTGAAGAAATGCGTGATTCTCTGCGCGTTGCTGTTGCTCAGTACGCTCAGGCGATACCGGCTCTTGCGGCGCAAGGCCAAGACCCTTCAGAGATTATCAGCCGTATCGCAACTGTTATCCAAGGTCGCCAAAAGGGACAAGCCCTAGAAAACATTATTGAAAAAGCATTTACACCAGAGCCAGCACCAACCCCAGAGATGCCACCTATGGCACCAGGTATGGAGCAACAGATTCCAGCAGCAGGTGCGGCCCCCGCTACTGCCTCGCAGCAACCTCCACAAGAACAAGCTGGTTCGGCCCCTGCTGCTGGTCAACGTCCCGATATCGCACAACTACTAGCCGGCATCACCGGCGCAGCATAAGCAGAGGAGGTGGAAATATGAATAAAGGATCACGCGCAGCAGCACCAATGGCAAAGCCAAAGGAAGGCAAGAAGGATCACTCCAAGCCAGCCGGCGGTAAGGTAATGGCATCAATGATGCCAGCAGGTCGCCCAGGCAAGAAAGTAAAAAAGGGTTAATTATTTTAATGGAAGGTGTATAGGGTGATGAACAATAATAAAATACGTCGCCCTATACGCCCTTCCGATTTAATAGTAATACTTACAGAAACTGCATATAACTTATCGCAAGTTGCAACAGGATTCTTTGAATCATTATATGAATTAAGCATTTACCATTCTAACCATAAGACTGAAACTAATCAGGCTTGGGAAAAGATGACGCAAGACTTAGAAACTTTAGAGGAGGAACAACAGTGAGTATGATGAATCCACTGGCTGGGCCAGCAGGTCCAGGTAAATTCTCCACACGTACAGATAAACTAGAAATGGGTTCTACCGCATATGGCGAAGGTGTAGAGACACAGGCTATTAAGTCTGGTGCTCCGCTAAGTGAAACTGCTGATGCAGTATCAGAACCAACAGGTAGACTGCGTCAAGCACAAGCACCAGTAACAGGTTTATTCGCAGAAACAGAACGTCCCGATGAACCGATCACAGCAGGTATTGATCGTGGCGAAGGACCTGGTTCTAGCGCACTACGTATGAATAAGGTAACAGTTAAACTTTCAGATACTTTGGCACAGATGCTTCCATTCGATACCACTGGCGAGATTGCAGTCCTATATCAAGAAGCACTATCGCGGGGTAACTAATGGCTGATAATCTAAAAGCAGCCGCATACGCTGCTGGTTTAACGCCAGAACAAAAGCGTGAGATTGATATTCTTTCTAAGAAAGTATCTAAGCATAAGGAACTCGTTAGCCTACCTACTGATGTTGCACAGAAGGCATACCAACAGATGCCAGCAGATCAGCAAGAAGATATGGTTAAAACCTTTGGTCAGGAAGATCCTATTGAAAAGCCAGGCAGAGGTTGGCTATCAACAGCATTCCACTACAACCCATTAACATTAGCCTTCAAAGGTGCCATTGAGGTATCTGAAGGTGTAACTCGCGCCTATCGCGCTCTTGCTATCCCAATGTCACAAGGCGAAATTGGCTTTGCTTGGGATAAAGCAAATGATAAAGGCGATAAAGTCTACAACGAAGGTCGTATCGAAAAGGCTAAAAGCCTCTACGGTCAAGATGCAGTAGATATTGCTATGCGTATCAAGTCCGGTGAAAGCCTTGCGACTATTGCAAAAAGTGCTACACCAGAGCAGATGAAGTATCTTGCCTTCGCTGACCCAATGAATAAAACCATTGCTGGCGTAGAAAACGTAGAAAAAGAACGAGCACTATTTAACGAAACCCTTGGAGTTGTAGATCGTGCTAAGTTCTCACCAGGTCGTCAACTTGCTAATGCTATTCTTCCTGAAGCACTTGAGAAGAACAAACTGGCCTACTCTCTTACCTCAGGTACTGTAGATACAATCTTTAGATTCTTTGTAGATCCACTGGTAGTAGGGTCTAAACTTAGATCTCTATATGTAGTAGGCAAGTATTCTCTTGAAGCAGTTACAGGTGGCAAGAAGGTTGCAGAAACCTTTGCTATGCCAAAGGTAGCAGCGTTCTGGGATACTTATGGCGCAGCGTTAGATCGCTACACAAAGGCACAGGCTCGTTCTCCTAAAGAGGCGGTAGCTGCTAAGCGTGAACTTGAGATCCTTGCTCCTGAGTATGGTCCAGAAGTTATCCGTGCTTTCCAAAAGAACCAGATTACTAACGCTACATCAGCAAAAGCATTCTTTGAAAATACAGAAGAAGCGGTAGCAGTTTTAGCAGGTTCTGTAGGTCGCAAGCGAGTTATCATTCCACGTCTTGATACAGGTCGTCAGTTGCGTATTGCAGCTATGACTGGAGCAGATCGTGTATTTAACGTAGATAAAATTGCTCCTAACTTTATCAGCAGTATGTACGGAGATCTGCCAGCAACAGATGGCGTATCAAAGATGCTTATTGATGGACAAGAACAGATTGTCAACTTGGTTAAAGGTACTGGCGGTAAAGGTGTATTGCGACTATCTAGTAAGTCAGTCGGTGCTCGCCTAGATAAGTTCAAGGCTAAGTTTAATATCGCTCCTATGTTCAAGAATGACCAATTTGATGTAGAGGCAAAAGATGCCTCAGTACAGATGTACCGTCTAGCACGCCTTGTATTTACTAAGCAAGATTCCAAGATGATTTCTGAAACATTTGAGGCTATTACAGATATTGGTAAGCGTAAAGAAATGTTCTACGGCCTATGGTCTAACATTGCTGAGATTCGTGGACTTAATACCACAGAAGCAGGACAAGTTATTGTTCGTCGCCTTACAGGTAAGGGTGATGCCAAGTTTGCTGTATCACGTGTAGGAGATAAAGACGAAGGCGTTGGCGCCATTATGTCTGACTTCAACTCAAGTGTATCGGCACCTAGCCTTGTAGATATTGATCGTGCAGCAGTACGCTCTGGCTTTATCAACCGTGTAATGGGTCAAGCAAACAAAAAATGGGTTGATACTATGACCGGATACTGGTCATTCTTCACCCTTGCTGGTCCACGTTATGCTATCCGTAACGCTACAGAAGATCTTATGGTCCACCTTGCTATTGGTGGTTCACCTTGGGGACTAGCAAAAGGTCGCTATCTCTCAACACGTATTAACACAGCCTTTGAAGGTGCACGTAAGTCTGGTAATTTTACAGAAAGCCCACTAGGTTCTGTAATGCGCTTTGTTAATAAAAAAGAATCAGTCAAGTATGAGGCGCAGATCGCCAAAATTGACTCAGATATCTTAGGAGCACGCAAGTCACTGGCTATAAAGACAAAAGAACTTGATGAAGCAGTAGATGAAGCTGACAAGATTCGCATCAGAGGCGAGATTGATGAACTAAAGGCTACATCTTCTCGCAATGTTGTAGAAGAAACACGTCGTATTCTTGCAACAGCACTGACATCTGGACGAGTAAATCGTTACAGAGAGTATCTTGGTCGTGGACCTATGTTTGAAGACGAAGCAGAGATACTTGCAGAGCATTTAATCTACGGAAACCTTGATAACTCAGTAGCCTTAATCTCTGAAGGTGGCTTTAACTTCGCCTCAACCGGTGCTGACTACATCACAAGTGCTACATTGTTCACCAAGTCACACGGTGTCCGTAGCGAAAAACTTATTATTGAAGATCCCAAGAGAAAAACCCTTAAGGCTAAACCAAACCAAGGTTTTACCAACGTTCCTATTGGTCCTGAAAATGAAGCATCAATGCTTACCTGGCTTATGCGTATCGGCTACTACTCAAACGATGAGGTAGGCGCTATTGCTGTAGCAAACCTTGATAACAAGGATGTTGCTATTCGTGAGATTCTTGACTATATGAAGAATAACGAACAGTTCCGCAAGTTAGCACAACTTGAGGCACGTGGTGTAACAGATGTAGAACACGCTAACATTATCTACGCACGCGCACGCGAGATCTTTGAAACACGTCGCGTTGGCAAAGATGGACTTAAAGAGATTAACGTAGATCTTCTTAACAAGATTCGATTTAGAAACGAACAGACTGGTAAGATGGGTATCTCTGGTCAATTAGGACTAGATGACCTACCAAAGTTTAGCGATGATGTCCCTGAGTATGCAATCGGACCAGAGTTAGTTCCAATATCAGAAGCTGGAAATCCAGCAGCCTCTCTTATGACACACGGTTGGACTTGGCTTGGTATGGCTAACGCTCGTATGTCACGTCAACCAATGGTATTTAACGAGATCATTGCTATTCGTAAGTCAATGAAGAAGTCTGGTATGGAAGCTGCCTACATTGAATCAGTAGTAAGCAAGGTAGATAAGGCTAATCCAAAGGCTGTGCTCGAAGCGACAGAGCGTGCTAAGCGCCAATTCGCTGAGATCGTAGAAGAACGTGCAGTAAATCAGATCTTGCAATACGTAGATAACCCACTTGTACGTACACAGTTGGCATTTGGAATTCGTAACTTCTCACGATTCTATCGTGCGACTGAGGACTTCTATCGCCGTGCATACCGTATGGTTCGATATAACCCTGCCTCTATCCGTAAGGCAGCACTGACATATGATGGCATTAGCCACAATGGATTTATCCAAGAAGATGACCAAGGCGAGAAGTACTTTGTATATCCAGGTTTAGAGCCAGTCTATCGTGCAGTACAAACTGCAATGATTGGATTAGGTGTAGATGCTGAGTTCAAGGTACCAATGCCTATCCAATTTGGATCACAGATAAAAATGCTCACACCGTCTCTAAACCAAGATTCTATTATACCTACATTTAACGGTCCACTAGCAGGCGTATCTATCAAGACACTGACTAACCTAGTAGATTACTTCGGTGCTCCAGGAGCCGCAGATACTATTACCCAGTATTCTTTAGGTAAATATGCTGTAGATCAACCATACATATCTGCTTTCTTGCCAGCACACGTTAACCGTTTATTCCAAGTAATGGAAAAAGACGAGCGTGATTCACAGTACGCAAGCGCTTGGCGCAAGGCAGTAACCTACCTTGAGGCAGCAGGTCACGGACTCAAGACAACTGAAGATGAGTTTGGGAATGTAATTCCTCCATCAATTCAGGAACAAGAAGAATACCGTCAGCGTATTAAGAACACCACACTGTCTATTATCGGCACACGATTCGTACTTGGATTCGTATTACCAGCAACACCACAGGTACAACTCAAGGCTGATATGGCCCAGTGGATTAGCGATAATGGTAATGCTAACTTTAAGCAGGCTTGGAATAATCTCTTAGATCAATATCCTGGAGATTACGACGCTGCTATGGCTAAATGGGTAGAACTATTCCCTAACCAGATCCCGTTTACAGTAACTGAATCCGATAAGAAAACAGTTGCTGTTATTAGATATGCAGAAGAATCAGGTCTTTGGGCAGAAAAGAACGCTGATCTATTTGACAAGTATCCACAAGGTGCAGCATTTCTCATTCCTCACAAGTCAGGCTTCTCTTGGGATGCCTATACAACTATGAAGAATATGGGCCTAAAGTACAACAAGCGTGTGGATGACTTCCTTAAAGATGTTCAGACAGCAGCTGATCTACAACAGTATTACTCAAAGAAGAATGAGTACGAGGTCAAACTAGAAGAAAGCATTACAGATACTGAGCGTTCTATTGCTCGTACAGAGTTCCAAGATTGGGCTAAGGTCTTTAAGGCTGGTCGTCCGTTAGTTCAAGAAGAACTAGCAGAAGGTGGCAAGAAGGCAGTCGAGCGTGTCAAGGCTATCAATGACCTACGCAATATGATTAATGATCCAAAGGTTAAAGTTCGTGGTCCATTGCAGAAGCAACTTAAAGAGATGCTTGATCTTTACGATTCATACAAGACAGACAAAGATATCTTTGCAGAAATTCCAGGTGGGACAAAAGTATCTTCATTCCTTAAAGAAGAAACAATTATCAAAATGCGTGAACTTTCACGATCAAATGAAAACACTATAAGCGCATATAATACGTTATTTGCCTCACTGCTAGGAGATACAAGTGGCTAAGCAAGACACATCATTTAATGACTTTATCCAAGGTCTTAGTAAAGCACCAGAAGATTTAATCATAAAGATATCGCAGCAACTTAAAGATGCTAAGTTGTATAAGGGTAAAATAACCGGCAAGTTTGATATCAATCTATACAATGCTCTTATAGAAGCAAGCCAAGGATATAAAGGTGCAAATCTTTTTGCAGAAAAATTTGGCACACCGGTAGTAAGCCCTATTTCCTACCTTGAGCAAATTGGTATGGAAGGTGCTGAAACTGGAACCGGAACTGGCGCACCTAGAACCACAGTTCAGACCTATGTAACTAGCCCATCTCAGACGGCCAAACTACTTAATACTGTGGCTGAAGATCTACTGGGTCGTAAACTTACAAAGGCAGAACAGTCTAAGTACACAAAACTTATCAATGCTCAACAGAAGAAGCAACCATCTGTTAATACTTCTGGTAAAGGATTTTCTACCACACGCGGTGGTATTGACGAAACACAGTTTATCACCGAGCAGATCGGTGCTACGGCTGAGGCTAAGACTAACCGTGCCACAGATGCTTACTCAGTTATGATGCAAGAACTCGGAGGTCTACGCTAATGGCAAAGACATTTGAAGAGTGGGCTAAAACCGAAGTACACGATCCAAACAAAAAGATTAGCAACCTTGAAAAACTTACAGCAGATTTTCTTATAGGAGATTACAAGACTTGGGGCGATGTATACGAAGCCGCCGGTATTGAGCCACCTAAGGCAAAGCCAAAGGTTAAAGAAAAAAAGAAAGACACTGCAAAAGATCTTAACTTTAAGATTACAATGGCAAAGAACCGTATAGAGCAAAATGGAAATGCTTTGTTTAGGTATGAGCCAGGAACTCCCGATTATGAGGAAACTGCTGCTGCTATCAAGAGAGATAAGGCAGAAGTTAAAAAATTACAATTACGCCTTGATACAGTTAAAAAACTTGAAACTGAAAAGAAAGAAACAAAGACTTTTGAAAAAGAAAAGTCTAGTTATGAAGAAGAAGTTGCTGATGCTAAAGAAGCCCTTCAGATTGCTAAAGATACAGGTGGAGACGTTGCCGCTGCACAAGCAGAGTTAGATAGAGTAACTGCAACTAAGCCAATCGCTCCCGTCGTGGGCAAGCAAGATGTAGGAATGGCTGGACAGCCATCAGGCTATCGTAACGTTGGTACACAGAAGACTGGTACTACACCAACCCCTGCTGCTGGTACACCTACAACTCCTAAGGTTGGCACACCACCCAAGGGCAGCACCGGCGACAAGACACCAAAGGTTCCTGCTCTAACAGATGCAGAGCAACGCGCTCAAGCTCTTGAACTAGCAGGTGAAGATTTTGAACTACCTGAAACAATCTTTAAGAACGTACCTAGCCTTGAGATTATTCTTGATCGGTATGTAAAAGAAAATTGGACAGAATCTAAACTTCGCAAAGCAATTCGTGATGATGTCTGGTTCCGTAAGAACTCTGCTGAAATCAAGGCTCGTTATGTACAGTTGTACAACTACGAAGACTTGGTGAAGACCGGTCAAATCAATCCTAAGGTTCCAGGAAATACTCAATACGAACAAGATATAGCAGCACTTGAACGTCAAATTGCTGATAAGGCACGTTCTATGGGTTCCGATATTGCATCAAATCCAGACCAAATAAAACTTGTAGCACAAAAAATGTACCTAACTAATCAGGGTATTAATGACCCAATGACAGTAGACTTTATTGCTGCTGCTATTCGACCAATCGGATCTACTATTGGTGGACAGGGAAAGATGGGGTATTCTGGTCAAGCCCTCAAGGACTACCAAGCGATCCAAGAGATTGCTCGTTCTAATGGATTTAGAGTTAAAGATATTGTTCCTGGTGCACAAACAGAACAACAAGTACTTCAGGGTATTGCTACAGGAAGAATTGACGCAAACCGTCTAGCACAGGATGCTCGTACATTAGCAGCACAGGGACAGCCACAGTATGTCCGTGACCTACTAGGTCAGGGATACAACCTAGATCAGGTCTATGCACCATATCGCCAGACAATGGCTAACCTTTTAGAAATTAATGCAGACGAGATTGATCTTAACGATTCAACCTTACGTTCTGCTATTAGCGATAAGGGTGATATGAACATCTATGACTTTAAGAAAACACTTAAAGCAGATAAGCGTTGGCAATATACAGAAAATGCCAAGTCCGAAGTTTCGGATATGACGTTGAAGATACTTCGTGACTTCGGATTCCAGGGGTAAAAATGGCACGCAAAGATAGAGATATGCCTTCAGCGCCAAGCGCTGCTATTGTAGATGAGCAAACTCAACGCGCAGCAATGCGTACTCCTGCTCCAGCAGCATCTCCTGCATCTGTTCGCAGGTTTGAAGAAACAGGCGCGGGGTTTTCAGATCCAGTTGTTGAAGAGGTTGTAGAACCAGTAGGCAAAACTATTGTAAAACCAAAACGTAAGTATACCTATACTGATGAAAAAACTGGCGATCTCATTGATGTCTATGAAGATGATACAGAAGTAATCCGTAGAAAAGGTACAAAGATTGCAGATGCTGAAGCAGCAGCCGAAGCTACTGCCGCAGAAAGAATAGCTGAAAAAGAATCAGCCTTTGATATCTTGCGACGAGGTATGAAAGAAAACGGATTAGAGGCTCTTGCTGATGCGGCTATAGATGCCATTATGAATGAGGAAACAGAAGCAGGCCGTCTTTTAGCGCTACGCAGTTCTCCTGCTTATATGCAACGCTTTAGTGCTAATGAACAGCGTAAACTTAAAGGACTTAAAGTTCTTGATGAAGCGTCATACCTTGCTATGGAAGATCAATACCAAGAAGTAATGCGTCAGTATGGACTACCTGAATCCTATTATGCTAAAGATGCCACTGGAAAACAAGTTGGTTTTGAACAACTTCTTGCTAATGATGTAAGCAACATAGAACTTGGTGATCGTTTAATGATAGCCCAAGATCGTGTACTTAAGTCTAACCCAGAGGTTCTCAAGGCTCTCAAAGACTTCTACCCCGATATTACCAATGGAGATATCTTGGCTTACACGCTTGATCCTAAGAACGCTATCAAGGATATTCAGCGTAAGGTAACTGCCGCTGAAATTGGTGGAGCACAACTAGGTGCGGGTCTACAAGCCACAGTATCTAATGCTGAAACACTTGCAAGGGCTGGAGTTACTGGAAGGCAGTATCAGGCCAAGGCTACTGATATTGCTGAAGCATCACTTCGTGGTGGACAACTTGCAGCAATCTATGGACAAGATCCATACACACAGCAGATGGCAGAACAGGTACAACTTGACACACCTGGTTCCGTAGAATCATTAAAGAAAACTAAAAAGATTACCGGACTAGAGAAGGCTACCTTTGGTGGTCAATCCGGTATCACCCAAGGAGCCTTAGCGCGAGATCGCGCAGGAGGCTACTAAACTAAACCTGCCACTAGAACTACTGGCCTAGTGGAGCGACAATAATACCAGGAGTCAGAGCCATACCCAATCCCCATT